TGGCTTACCTGAGATAAATATAAATCATCAGCATAAGTTAACTCTCTTTCGTTATTAATAGTGAAACACATCTCAGGACAAAAGAACTGATTGCTTTTTGATTTGTAATCAGCTTTTTCTTGATATCCATTTTTATACTGCCAATCAACTCTCTCAGGATCTAATTTGAAAAAACAATGATAGAGAAATTGACCATCAATATTTTTTATTAGATATCCAACTCTAGGCGGAAGACCCTCACTTAATTCTTCAACATTATTTGGACCAACTAAACCAATTAAATGATCTCTTAATATCTTAGTTCTCAATGTCTCGTTCCATTCAATCCACATAGAATTAAATGGCGGTATTGCTCTTTTAAGAACGTCATATAAAGTTGATGGAGTAACATAACTAGCCTTGGCAGTATGCTCTAATAGATTATCACTCACTACAAATTTTTGAGATGTAGCAACTGATGATTGAAATTTTCTAATCATAAATTGTGAGTACTTATGATTTTGATAATTAAAAAAACCTCGCTTAGGATTTGCAAAGGCTGATAATAATTCGTTAGCTAATATAGGTGTATGCATTTGGTTCTCCAAAAGTTAAGTTTAACTATTGATGGGCAAAGTGACGGGCTTTGCCCACCATCTATAATTTTAGTGGATTTCTGTAGACTTTAGCATATAGTCCACGAACTCCCGAAAGTCTCTTTCACTCCAAGCTATTTGTGTTCGCTTGTCGCAAAAGAAAACAATCCGATCTTCATTTGAAACATGATAGACATCGTGGGATAAGATATCATCTCCAATAAAACTTGGATTGTATACATACCCACGATAGCACCATTGTACTATATCTTGCATGATTGCTCCTTTCTAATCTAATAGGTTATTAATTACATTTGATGTAATTCTTTTAGAGACGTTAACCTCAGCTAGTCTTAACTCAGGGCTTATGGATGCAATGCACTTGGCTTGCTTATGACCCGCAATCCCGTTGTTATAATAAGGCTCAGTCTCGAAAGCTACACACCATAGATCTTTAATGACACTAACAATACCGCTTTTGGAACTAACGACATCGACCTTATAAACTTTCATGTCCTTGTCTTCCAATCTAGCTATTGGTGTATATTTGAGATCAGCTATAAAGTGTGGTCTGCCTTTGTACTCAACACCTGATAGACCTCTTTTCCAAACTTTGTGAAACCAAAGAGGAGATAGCTTTAACTTACGTCTATCATAAACATACTTAGTTTGCTCTTGCTTATCAGGCTCTACAGTAAGAGCAAAACCCTTTTCGCAGAGGATACTAATGTTAGTTCTCTGATGGTTTTTACTCCACCAATCCCTAGCATGATCTTTGGTATCCCTTATAGCTTTTTTGAATAGATCAAATTTACTGAGGTATCCCTCTTGATCTAACAAGGAAGACTTTCTCATATCATATCTATATTCTTGTATGCTTTTAAACATATTTGACAAGCCAACTATTACCTGACCTTGATCGTAATCCAACATGGATCTGTACTTTTCCATCTTTTGTTCACGAGCCTTGTCATACTTGGCATGCCCTCTATGACTGTAACTCATTGATACAATGTCATCGATCTCTAATCCAAACTTGGATACTGAATATTCAAAGGCATCTTTCATATTAAGGTATGTCTGATGCTTTGCTAAACTTTTGTTCTCTAAAATATTATCTATCTGCATTGATTACTCCATGATAGTAGTTGATGATTTGACCACAAGCCCAAACTTAGGGGGCTTGTGGATAAGTTAATTTGGTTAGGCAACTTTGAGATAAGTAGTCTCCCCGATAGGTGCATCCTTGGCTTTGATATCTGATGATACCCAAAGGATAGGATAGCCTACATCTTTCTCAGGATAGTCGAATATGCCCATATCTGAAAAGTAGATAAAGTTATCTACATTGATATTATTATTGGCAATATAATCGAAGACGGGCATAACTCTCGTACCGCCTCGACCTTTGCACTCTAGCATCTCGATCTGCTCGCCCTTTTCGTATCGGATGACATCTTGGATATCAGCATCGCAAGTAATAATCGTAACACTATCAGCACCCGAACTGCTCGCAATAGCATTAAGTTCTCCTAAGAAATAGGATAGTTCTTTACTGCTAACTGAACCGCTAGTATCGATACCGACAACAATATCGCCACAACCGATCTTATTGGATACGGGAGTGATTACCTCGTTGAGATACCATTGCCTACGATTAGGTCTGCGATAGCTATAGCCCTCGGGCTGATCGCCCCCGATGAACTTGCGGAGTACATCAGTCCAATCTATTTGAGATCTCTTCATCTCGTTGATGATCTCTTGAATATTGGATGGTAGTTTGCCCGCCTCTTTCTTCATCGAGTTGACTGCCATAACAACCTGAGCATTAATCGTAGCCTCTTCAGCTTTGACCTGATCTGAACTCATGCCACCGCCCATATCCTCGACATTGCCCCACTCCTGAGGCTCAGGCTTATCCTGAGCATTCTGCATGAGGTGATCATAAATTTTTTCGGCTGACATACCGAAGAACTTTTGATCTATCAAAGCACCATCAGGTAAAGTTAAACCTGAGTTGATGATGATGGGATTGATTGCATAATCGCAAGCTACATTCCAAAGCTGAGGATCTCTCTTGCCCATCCTTAGATGATGCTTGAGAATACGATGATAAGCCTCGTGGACTTTTACTCCATCTAATTGAGGCTCAGTCAATGCATCGGTAAACTCCGCATTATAGAATATAGATCTGCCATCAGTTGCCATAGTCGGAATAGTATTTTTCTCGACCATTGGCATTTGATAAAGGACTGAGGCATAAAAGCCCCAACCCTTGCTCTCTTTATCTAGCATTAGTCTAACCTTAGACCTTGCTATCTTTCTTGGTAAATCATGCATTAAGCATTCTCCTAAAAGTTAAATTGAACTTCTAGGCAACGAGATATTTCCCGTTGCCCTTTGCAGATGCCCACAATCTGACATCCTTGTTTTGCTTGAGACTATTGTCTCTTGATAGTGCATCCTTGAGGACATAGGCTTGGAACTCCTCATTTGGCAATCTCTTTAAGTACTTTAAGATATTACCGATGTTCTTATCGTTAGCCTTGGTCGATAAGGTGGAGCATAAAGCATACATAATCGCAGGCTCTTCCACGATCTCCGCAGTATCAGGATTAGCGATTAGCTTATCAACATCAGGACACTTGGAGTAAACATCCATATGTGTCTTGAGATTAGCATAAGCTGATCTGCCGATCTGACCGCTGATAGCCTCAGCCATTGCCTCTTCATCGAGATCCCAATTCATGATCTGAGCAGATCTCTCGATAGACCTTGGAGTAGGATAAGCATTCTCGCCTAGCTTGAACTGATGCAAGAACTCAGGCTGAAATCTGAGCCATGAAATAACTCTATGATCAACACCCGTCTTAGCAAAATAGTTGCAAGTGTCATCGAGGTTAGGCTCGATCTCGAGGAATGTAAGCCTATCGATTAAGTGAGTAGGCATAGCATTCGTACCCGCTTTGTTCGATAGCTTGTTACCCGCTGACATTACATAACAGTCTGAACGATCTAGAACGTACTCGCCAATTCTGTACTCATCGGCAATCTGTGCGAATATGTTCATATTAAGAACGGGAGACTGAGGCAACTCGTCAAAGAAATACAAGACACCTTTGTAGCCCTCAGCTTTTAGCTTTGCCATCTGCTCAGCATTGACATACCAATCAGGCTGAAGAACAGTCATCCTATCGCCATTAGGCATCCTCATACCGCCTACATCGGTAGGCTCTAGCTGAGGTAAAGACACAATGACTAGATAGAAATTGATATCGCTAGATATCTGCTTAGCTAGTGCAGTCTTGCCTATTCCCATATCGCCCTCGAGATGGAAAGTAATTGGCTTGGTTAAAGTTTGAGCAACATTCTTTTTGATGCCCTCGACAATAATTTTTCTTGCTAATGATAATCTCATTATACAGTACTCCTTGTTTTTAAAGTTACACCTTTAATTTGGTTATGTTTAATCCAACGATCTCCGCTATTAAGCACGATAGATCCTTGGTCTAGTCTAAATCTACGATAAGCCTTTTTGCTAAAGTCGTAGACTGTTACGAGGTTAGGAACATCCCTATCCTCATACTTGAGAACTCCCCAAAACTTTCTGCGAGAGCCATCAATCTTTTTAAATACACCTCGGATAATACGACCACCGAAATGTTTTACGATATCTTGATTATTCATCTAGTAACTCCTCAATATCTATTTGTGAATTTGCCTCAGCCTTATTGAACTGAGACCCGATTTTTTGCTTTTCAATTTCTAATTGATCAGCAATTTCATGTAGACCATCCATCCTTAAATCTTGAATGACATCGTCTAGCTTTTGAATGGTTTTTAATTCATCCATATAGTTACTCCCATAGTTGTTATTGTTATTGCTCGACTGAACAAGCAGAGACCCGACAAAGTCGGATCTCAATTTGTGCATTCGATTATGCAGTAAGTGCATCGAGAACATCGTTAGTCTCTTTGTTGTCAGTTGTAGTCTCGGATAATTTCTTAGCATTCTCTGCATCTGTCGCTATCCTAACTCTCTTGATGTCTGCCATATGCTCTTCAATCTGATTGATCTCATCCATTGTTAGATCAGTAGGAACGAAGATAGTTTGATCAACACCATCGATCTTTTTTGTGACCTCTTTGCCATAAACCATCTTGGCAATTTTCTCAGCAAGTGTGACCTCTTTTTTGCCTGAGACCATTGCAACAATCTTGGTTTGAGTATCGAGATCATTCTCAGATAAAATGCTCTTGACTAACTCAGGTGTTGCCTGAGTAGGTACATCAAAGAACTCACAGAATTTGATACTGTTCTCTTTGAGTATCTTGGCTGAAGACTTAGACATACCGCAATGATTTACGAGATCATCGTACATGCATTGAGTAACTGCCTTGGCAACATTACCGCTTTTAGTTCTTGGGAACTGAGCAGAATGAACGATAAAAGGAACATACTGATCTTGTACTTTGCTCTCATTAATTGATGCGGTGTTCTCTTTGTTGGCATCCTTGAGACCTGAGATCTTTGTCTCAGCAGATGCGATTGATTTGATATTGTCGTTTGAAAGTCCATAAGATATGTTCTTCATTAGTTTCTCCAAAGTTAAAGTTAATAATTCTAGTTATATTCTAGGACAAAGAGCAGTAAATACTGCTCAATGTTTCGACCTCGTTAGGTCTCATCAGCTAGACTTTGGTAATCTGATCCCTTGAATTGGATCTAGATCATCATCAGGATCAGCGAAAACTTCGACTGCATTCATGTTCATTCCACCGCCAATCCAATCGCTTATATCATCCCAACTGTAAGCCTTTAAGATTGCTCTCATTGCTTGCTCTAAAGGCATACAAACTGTTGAACAAAGTTCGCTAGATAAATCCATCCAAAAATCTTTGCCATCAGGTTGAGCATCAGATAGGTTTGCCATGTAGTAAGCATCTACTAACTTGCCTAGTAAAATTTTCTCGTGATAAGTAATCTTGAACATATGGTCACTCCATTAAAAAATTAACTGTTTCATACTTTCGTAATCATCAGGCACAACACACATTGCACTACAGTCTAGGACAAGGGAGCAACCTAATTGCTCCCACTATCGTTTTTTGATCAGCCGTACAGATTTCTAATATATCTCAAAAATCGTTGACTACCCGTAAATTCTTTAGATAGCCACATCCTCAAATCTTGGCTGATCTTTTTATCGTCTGACGAGGCTCTAGTTCGTTCAGGAGGAGGGGCTGTTTACCTCCATCGCCGTTTTGCCAAATAGGGGCTGTTATCTTTTATATAATACTTTTGGAACTTATATGCAAGCCCAAATATGTAAATAAATGTAAATAATTGTAAATATATTCTCTATCCCTTATCCACACTCAAAAACTTTTTTTAATAACTTTTACAAAAGTTAAAATTAACTTTGGGAGCAGTAAAAAACTGCCCCCAATATATTTTATTCGAGGTGCAACTCGATATCGTAAATATCGAATGGCTCTTCGCACTCAGGGCAAAACTCGGTGTCGTGTAGAATAGAGCTTGGGAATGTAGCACCACATCCATAATATGGACATCTAATTTCCCTTGGCTTTATGTCGTTTTCGATCTCCTGATCTATTAGGATCTCGTTGATCTCTTGCTCGAGTTCTTTCATTTGGTTCTTGTATGTGTCTTTGTTTTCTTGAGCCTCAGCCCACTTTAGTTGAGTTGCATATGTCTCTGTATTTTTAAATTTTTTCTGCATTGTCTCGCTTTCGTTTGGTTGTTGTTATTATCTATTACGAATGAGTTTGAAAAATTTCCGAACTCATATGTAATAAGTTTGGCGGACTAATTTTCTTGGAAAAAAATGAACTTTTTTTAAACTTTTTTTTGATATGCTCTGTAAGTCAAGGCTCAAGCCAAAAACGCTGAAACAAACTTTTTTGATATATCATACCTTGGAACACCTTTTATCGCTGTATGGGCTTGTATGGGCTATTAAACACTATTTCACTAAATGAGATAATATTTACAGTAAGTTAATCAGGTGCTAATTTCTGAGAGTGCAATAAAAAAATAATTGGTAGGTAAATCATGGCAAAAAAAACTGACGATAAAAAACCAAAATTAAAATTGGTAAGTGACAACAAAAAAGAATTTAAAGAGACCAAAAAAAAGGATCAGCCAATAACAGCAAAACAAGCTGAGTTTGCAAGGCTTATAGCTGAGGAAAGTTTAACTAGTAGTGATGCTTATAGGCGTGTTTATAATGTTAGTCCTACGACTAAAGATAATACTATTTGGAATATGGCAAGTGAACTTATGACAAACCCAAAGGTTACCGATAGGATAAAAGCTATTCAGAGGCGTATGGAAGACGATCGTAGCACGATGGCGGTCAGGCGGGAAGAATACGTTTTAAAAAAGCTAACTGAAGAAATAGAACAAGGCGATCAGGCAAGTAATAGGATTAAGGCATTACATTTACTTGGTCAGACTGTTAATATGTTTGGTCAAAAGTTAGAGGTTGAGAATAAACAAGCCGACAGAACAAGCGAAGAAGTAGCTGAAGATTTAAAAGCTAAACTCCAAAAGTTGTTAGCTGATTAATCTATTAGTTAGCTATTTACGATGTTAGTTATTAGTTAATTTTAACTTCTAGTTACCCCACCCACCCCGTACCACCCGTATTGCACACGGCCCGCTACGCACACGCGTAGTTTATTTCACACATCCAAATTATAAATTCTGTCAAGAGGGGTCACCCCTTTAGTTTTTCACATATCTTATTACCCCACTACGCCCATATATGTAAAAAAGCTAAAAAAAAATAAAAAAGGGGTTCCCTACTAGTTATAACTAGTATATATATAGTTTTATACTAGTATAACTTACTAGTTATAACTAGTAACTTTATAACTAGTTGGGAAAATTATTTGGAAAATAATATTATTAGTCTAAAAGACTTTAGAGACAAAAAAGAAACCCAAAAATTATTAGATTTAGATCCAGCCGAATTTGAAGATCCCGTTGTTATAGGATGGGTAACTGATGAAAGTGGAGAAAGATCTTTAAATGTAGTTTCTGCCGTTGACACAAAAGAATGTTTGTGGATGATTGATCTGGCACAGAAGATTGTAGATCAGGATCGTGTAGAATGCAGGAACGAGAATGAATGATTTATCTAGAATATTAAAGACGGCATCTAAGAAACTAGATCAGTTTCCTTCAGAAAAACAAAAAGAGATATTAGCTCTTGTGGAAGAGCTAGAAGAGATCCAAGAAAAAGAACAGGCAAGAAAAGAGTTTCTTCCTTTTGTTAAATTAATGTGGCCAAGTTTTATTCATGGCAAACATCATGAGATTATGGCAGAGGCATTTGAGAAAGTGGCTGCCGGTGAATTAAAAAGATTAATTATCAATATGCCACCCCGTCATACCAAGTCAGAGTTTGCAAGTTATTTATTCCCAGCTTGGTTTCTTGGTAGATATCCAGAAAAGAAAGTCATACAAACTGCACACACGGCAGAACTATCTGTTGGCTTTGGTCGTAAAGTTCGTAACTTAATTCAAAACGAAGACTTCCAAAATATATTTCCGGGCATAGAACTATCGACAGATAGTAAAGCGGCAGGTAGATGGAACACAAACAAAGGCGGAGACTACTTCGCTATAGGTGTTGGTGGTGCAGTTACAGGAAAAGGTGCTGATATTTTAATAATTGATGACCCACATTCCGAACAGGAAGCCACAATGGGTGAGTATAACCCAGAGGTTTATAACAAAGTTTACGAATGGTACACATCTGGACCAAGGCAGAGACTACAGCCGGGTGGAGCTATCATACTTGTGATGACAAGATGGTCAAAAAGAGACTTAACAGGGCAGATAGTTAACAAATCTATCGAAAGAGAAGGCTCTAACGAGTGGGAAGTTATACAATTACCCGCAATATTGCCATCAGATAAGACTTTGTGGCCAGAATTTTGGAAAAGATCAGAGTTAGATGCGCTAAAAGCTGAATTACCAGTGGCAAAATGGAACGCACAGTACCAGCAAGACCCTACATCTGAGGAAGGGGCGCTAATTAAGCGTGAATGGTGGCAGGAATGGGATAAAAATGACCTCCCACCATGCGATTCCATCATACAATCATGGGATACAGCGTTTTTAAAGACACAAAGGGCAGATTACAGTGCCTGTACTACATGGGGAATCTTTTATCACCCCGATGATGACGGACATGAAGTGCCAAATCTTATTTTAATTGATGCTTTCAAAGAAAAATTAGAATTTCCTGATACCAGTTACGGAGTTTACACCGAGCCGTGGACAGGATAAGATAGCAAGAGTTAACAGTGTTACAGATTTGTTTGCTAGTGGTGTTATCTGGTGTCCTCCAACAAGATGGGCAGAGGAAGTTATTGAAGAATGTGCCGCATTTCCAGCGGGCGATCACGATGACTTGGTTGACTCGACTACACAGGCGCTGTTAAGATTCAGACAAGGTGGTTGGATAAGAACCACTATGGATGATTGGGATGATGAACCCAAATACAGAAGACCTGTGGAGTATTATTGATGGACATAACGCACATAATTGACGGGTTAATAGGGATTATTGTTTTAGGCGGAGGATGGTTCTTGGGAACGCAATCAAGAGAAGTTAAAAGAATTGATATATTGTTAAATAAAACAAGAGAAGATTACGCAAAGCGTGATGATGTTACAGTTGCAATTAATAGACTTGAAGAAAAAATAGACAGAATTTTAGAAAGAATGAAATAGGAGAATCTTATGGCTATCGAAAAACCCATGACACCCATGATTCGTGATGAAGATGACATAGAGCCTACAGAAGTAAAAGTCGAAGTGGTCAATCCTGATGCTGTATCTGTGGAAACAGAAGATGGCGGAATGATTATAGACTTTACTGGAGAGCAGGTTGAGGAGATCATGGGCGATGGATTTGATTCTAATTTAGCAGAACAGATAGATGAAACAGACCTACAGTCTATGGCAAGTGAATTAATATCCAGTTTTAATTCAGATAGACAATCAAGAAGTGAGTGGGCAAAGAGCTATGTAAAAGGATTAGATCTTCTTGGAATGAAGATAGAAGAAAGACAGCAGCCTTGGGCAGGATCATCTGGAGTATTTCACCCAATACTTACAGAATCAATAGTTAGATTCCAAGCGCAAGCTATGGGAGAAATATTTCCTGCATCGGGTCCAGTTAGAACAAAGATAGTTGGAAAGATGTCTGTTGAAAAAACAGAGCAAGCAGCTCGTGTTGAAAATGAAATGAACTATCTTCTTACAGAACAGATGACAGAGTATCGTGATGAAACAGAGCAGATGCTTTTCAAGTTACCTCTTGCAGGTTCTGCTTTTAAAAAGGTTTACTACGATCCAATCATGGAAAGACCATGTGCTATGTTTGTACCAGCAGAGGACTTTGTTGTTTCTTATGGCGCCTCTGATCTTATGACATGTGAGAGATATACTCATGTTATGAAAAAATCAGCAAACGACATAGCAAAACTACAAGATAATGGATTTTACAGAGATATAGAATTACCCGAGCCTGAGCCAGATATGTCAGATATACAGGAAAAGTATGATGAGCTTGATGGTGAGTCAGCAACAATAGAAGATGACGATAGGCATACACTTCTTGAAATGCATGTAGAAATGGAAATGCCAGAGCCATTCGAAGAAGAAGACGGCATAGCCAGACCATACGTTATCACGATAGATAAATCTTCAAGAACAATATTATCTATCAGGAGAAATTATTATGAAGACGATAAAAAGAAAAGAAAGAGACAATACTTTGTCCACTATAGGTATCTCCCCGGGTTGGGCTTTTACGGTACAGGACTTATACACCTCATCGGGGGACTCGCAAAAAGCGCAACATCAATCCTCAGACAACTTATCGATGCAGGAACGCTCTCGAACTTACCAG